GCTCATAAGTGCATTGCCAAGGTCAATATCCGCCGGAAGATTAACGTTACCGAACTTTGTCAAGCCAGTCATTGTCATTACCTTACGTTAGAGAAAGCACGGATAAGATCGTTTCCGTGTGTAAGCACCTCCGGCCTCGGATCACTCTCCGGCGCGATGGTGTTACCTGTGCTGATGGCAACCGTCAGGTCTTTAGGAAGTTTGCCCGCAATCTTTTCGACTTGCGCGGGCGACTTCATCACCATCAAATCCGAATCATCCAATCCCATTTTTGTGAGAGCCGCTCTTGCGGCGTCGGGATCGGCCCATTGTCTAGTTGCTCTCTTAGGGACAAGCTTCCAGCCCGTGACCGGGGCGTTGTTCTCCAGCATCGTTTGCGCCATTTCACGAACGCTCTTAGCCCATTCTTCCGCAACCTGCGCAAACGCCAAAGCATGTCCAATCTTCTCCGGGTCAATAGCGGCGATCTTTGTAGACACCGCGCGCTCAAGCTGTCCAGTCACCTCGGGGCACACGGCCTTGGCCGGGCACCAACGGCAATGATCGCCTTGTTTCAACGGCGCGTCGGGCTTGAACGAAACCTGCACAGCGTCGAACAGCGTGCGCTCGAACGCTTTTACGCGGCCTGGCGTCGTGAGCCACCGGCTGACACGCGGCGGCTGCACGATAATCATTTCGATCTCAGTGACACCCGCGAACGCCCAACGTGTTTCGGGCGTGCGCATAGCCGCGGCAGCGTAGAAAAGAAGCTGATCGTTTTCTTCAGCATCCACCGCCACCCCATCACCAAACTTGTAGTCAAGAATTATCGCACGATTATGTATGCGACCAAGGAGATCGCAACTACCGTAAACTCCGGGCAAAAAATCTCCATAACTGACATTTACCTCGGTGATAAATTCCATCGCGCGTTCTGCGTCAATTGTGTCCAACGCAGCAAGCGCCTGCACAATCTTGTCGTTGTCAGGGTATTCCTCAACGCTTGCGCCATGCGAAAGAATTGCGTGCATGGCGTTGTGCAAACGTGTCCCCTCTTCAGCGTATTTACTGGTTGGCTTTGGGGGAACAGTTTCTACAAGCGCCCGTGAGCCCGGACAATTGATGAGACGCTTGGCGGTCGAACCGCCGACTATCTTGCTGTGTGACATTACCGAACCTCTCTGATGATTTGCAGACTAGACAACCGCGCGGCGCTGTGCAACAAATATTTTTATGCTGGAGAAAGAAATCGAAGCCTATTTTGTCAAGTCCGTCAAATCACTCGGCGGAATTGCCTACAAGTTCAACAGCTTGTCGAACCGCGGCGTAAGCGACAGGATTGTATGCCTGCCGAACGGAGAGACGTGGTTTGTAGAACTGAAACGCGACGGCGGCAAGCTGTCCGCGTTGCAAAAGCTGTTCGCAGAAGACATGCGGAAGCTGAACCAAAACTATGCTTGTCTGTGGAATAAAGAGAACGTAGACCGATGGACTTTGGAGAGGACCGATGCAGGCGTTTGAGCTACACGGCCTTTTTACTTACGCCGACGGTTTTTTATATTGGAAACAACGCCCGCGGCAGCATTTTAAAAACAACGCGGGATGGCACAATTTTAACGCCCAATTTGCGGGCGCGTGCGCAGGTACGGTAAAAGCTGACGGACGGCGGGAAATAAAAATAAACAATAAAACTTACAAAGCTGCGCGGCTTGTGTGGGCGTTTCATTGCGGAGAGTGGCCTTCTAAGATGGTTGACCACGTAAATGGCGATAAGTCTGACGATAGAATAGAAAATTTACGTTTGGCTACGCCGCGTCAGAATGCGCAAAACAGATCGATGCGCACGATTAATTCTAGCGGGTTCACGGGAGTTACTTGGCACAGTCAGCGTAAAAAATGGTGGGTAAGAGTAACAGTAGAGGGTAAAACGCGAAGTTTTGGGCTTTACGAAGACTTAGCCGAAGCGTGTTTGGTTGTAATAAACATGCGCAAACAATTGTTTGGAGACTTCGCAAGAGATGCCTGATCTTCGCCCCTACCAGCATATTGCTGCCGACTTCCTCTTCAGCCGCGACCGCGCCATGATCCTCGCGCCAGTCGGTGCGGGCAAAACGGCGATCACGCTCACAGCCATGGCCGACATGACGCTGCGCGGGCATTGCGACCGTTGGCTTGTGCTTGCGCCCAAGCGTGTGTGCTTGTCTGTGTGGCCGGTAGAAGTGACGAAATGGGCGTCGCATCTGTCCATCGCCGTCGCCGTTGGCACGCCCGCGCAACGCAAGAAAGCGTTTGAGTCGGACGCTGATATTGTTGTGACGAACTACGACAATATACCGTCGATCGATCCGAAAGACTTTGACGGCATCATCTTTGACGAATTGACGCGACTAAAAAACCCGAGCGGCAAACGGTTTAAACATCTGATGAAGATATTGGACCAGTTCAAGATCAGATGGGGCTTGACCGGATCGTTTACGTCGAACGGTCTGGAAGACGTGTTCGGCCAATGCAAGGTCATTGACCAGACGTTGCTTGGCCGCGCCAAGGGCGCGTTTTTGCAACAGTATTTCTACTGCACGAACCGCGAGTATAACGACTGGACGCCGCTCCCGAACGCGCTACCCAAGGTCATGGACGCCATCAGACCGGCAACTTATGTGCTGGAGCCTGGCGAGTATAAGGACAAGCTGCCTCCGCTCCACGTCGTCGAGATGCGATGCGATCTAGAGGACCGCGCGCCCTACGAGGCGATGAAGAAAGACTTCGTGATCGAGGATATTGTGTCTGCGCCGACTGCGGCCGTCGTCACGCAAAAGCTGCAACAGCTTGCGTCCGGGTTTGCCTACGATAGCGTCGGCGCGCCGCACTGGTTTGGTAGCCAAAAGTTTGACGTGCTTGACGACATCCTGACCGAAAACCAGCATGACAACACCATCGTCGTTTACAATTACAAGGAAGAACTGGCCGAACTTAAACGGCGCTATAAACTTACCACCATAGACGAAGATGGCGCAGTCGAGAACTGGAACGAAGGGCGAATACAGTTGCTCGCCATTCACCCCAAGAGCGCCGGTCACGGGCTCAATCTACAGTTTGGCGGCAACAAGATCGTTTTCCTGTCTGTGCCGTGGTCGCTGGAGCTTTACGAACAGACCGTAGGACGGTTGCACCGTAGCGGGCAAACCCGCGACGTGTGGTGCTACGTTATCCTTTGTAATAAAACAATTGACGACCGTATATTTGCGGCGTTACACGATAAACGGACTTTGGCTGAGCTGGCGCTGGAGGAACTGAAGTGAATTGGCCGGAACTTTGCGCGAAGCTTACACGCCTAACGGAACAAGAGGTATCCGACCTCTTGGAGGACGAGCGCCATAACGCTCGGCGGTCTACGTTCATCATACGCTTGCACCAGCGTTTCACGACGCTGCGCATGTTGCGTGAGCGGGCCGATTTGTTGAGGGAAATAAATGACACCGCAAGAACTGCTAAAAATGGCCGGCGACATCGTGACGGAACGCGGGGCTAATTACGGGGGGATTGAGAACAATTTCCAGTTGATCGCCGATCTCGCGTCGCTGCGACTGGGCCGCGACTTTCACCCTTACGAGATCGCTATCATTCTGGCTTGTGTGAAGAACGCCCGCGCATTTGCGTCGCCGTCGCATCTGGACAGCCACGTTGACGCTGTGAACTATGAACTGTTCGCCGCGACGTTTGCCGAAGATTACATGGCGTCAAAGAACGGCACGGAATATATCGAGTATCAGAAAAAGGCGAATCGTAAGCCCGCCAAGGCGACGAAGCCTGAGTAACCTAAAGCGCCCTCGCTAACTGCGGGGGCGCTTGTCTAGCGCCTGGCGAAGCTCTTTGATCTCGTCGCGCAGCGCCTCTATCTCTTCTGTCAAATCCTTTACGCGGCTTTCATAGCCGTCGATCAGTGCTTGGAAGTGCCGGGTTATGCCGTCCAGCTTGGCGGTTTCTGCGCCGATTTCCAGCGCGATTGCCTCTGCGGCAGCCTTGCGCCGGCCAAACAGGAAGCCCAAAACACCTACGGGCGCAGACATAAGCGCACCATATTCTTTCAATGCTTCTAGGAACCGTTGGGCCTCTTCGCTCACGATCCATCCCCTATCCGGCAAGCGGCGCGCATCTTCCCGTAATCTACCACAAGCTTGGCAACCTGACTATCTTTTGGCAACGCGCGCAGCTCCTTAGCCGCAAGCCGCTGTGTCTCCGCACTGTAGGTCACGAGCGGCGGGCAGCCGCCGGATGTCGTCTGACAGGCGGATAGCGTGAGCGCCACAAGAACGGCAAACAACGCTCTCATGCCGCGCGCCAACGCGATTTAATGCGCTGGATGACGGGTTGAGATACGCCGTAATCAGCGGCGATTTGCCTCTGCGTCCTATTGTCAGCCAATATGCGAGCGATCTTGATCGGGTCTGAGAACACACTGCCGTATTGGTTTCGTGTCAGCCCACGGTCAGACGCCTGCCTCATATTCTCCTGATGCGTCCCAAGTTCCAGATGGTCAGGGTTCACGCATAGCTTGTTATCGCATTTGTGTAGAACCTGAACGCCGGGAGGTATCTCCGCACAGATGAAAGCCTTTGCCGCTGCGCGTGGAGCAGTCATCACCGTCCCGTGCGTGCAGAAATTGCCGTAGCCGTGGTTTCCGATGCTTTTCTCCCACAGCCAGCAGCCGCTGTTCGGTTCTGGGACTGAGTTGTCGATTATCTTCTGTCTGTATGCCTCAAACATCAGAAGTTTCCCTCATCCAGATCGCGTGCTGTGTCTTCAACGGTTTTTTCCTTCAGCATCTCTTCGGCGCGCTTTGCGGCTATCTCGGCGTCCTTCCCCATCTGGTCAAGCCGCGCCTGTAGTTCGCCGTCGCGCTTGACGGTTTCGATCAGCCAACGCACGACAACAAGCGCCGCAACAACGACGCCGATATAGAGAACGGTCATGGGGATGCCAGATGCCAGAGATGGAGGCCAGTCTTAGCCATACGCTCCCCGATCACGGCGGTCAGGCCGGCCAAGATCATGATACGGATCATGTCAAAGTGATCGGGGTGCATCATTACTGCGACTTGTCACCGCCGGTGACATTCCAGTCTTTGGCGGCGATCAGGCCGACGGCGACGAGCGCGCCCTGCAAGTCTTCCCAGTTGATGTGCTTGGTCTGCCAAGCGTTCCACAGAACGGTCATCAGCGCCAGAACGCCGGGAACGGTCGTCATCCAGTTCTTCATCATATTAGTTCTCCTATCGGCAAAGGCCGTCTTTACATGCGTGGTATAGGCTTGCGCAGCCGGTAAGTG